TGAGTTTAGTACCTCATAAAGCTTTAAATGACGTTATGGTAAGGTATATTCAAGGAGCAGATGCTTATGGTGAAAATAACTGGAAAAAAGGTATGAAACATTCAGTCTTATATGATAGTACTATGAGACATTTAATGCAAGATTTTACAGGTGATGATACAGAAGATCATTTAGGGGCAGCTTTATGGAATATTATGGGTATGATTTGGAATAGAGATAATAAACCAGAAATGGATGATAGAAAAGATTATAAATGAAATGCAAAATATATACAGCTACAAAAGGGTTAAAAGAAGATACGCTACTATATAAATCCCTTAATATAAAATATTATGATACACCAGTACATTATGAAGAAAAAAATACTAAAAGTTTGCAAAGCTGTTATAACAGCTTTTTGGAGGACGCTCGTAATAATAATATTGATATCTCTGTATTTGTCCATGATGATGTTTTTATCAATTGCGGGGATTTGTTACATAGGTTGGATACTTATGGAAAAATGTTTACAGTTTTTGGTCTCGCAGGAGCAACAACATGCAAGATTAAAGAACCTGCTTTATGGCACCTTATGTCCGAGAGAAAAGATCAAAAAGGAAATGTCGCTCATGGACATCCTGAACAATACCAGTATACTTCGTTTGGTCCTTTACCAGGTCGTGCTTTGGTTATTGATGGGGTCTTTATTGGTATTAATATACAAAGTTTACCTACTACTGTAAAGTTTGACGAATCATACCCATCTAAGTTTCATTACTATGATTTAGATTTTAGTCTGGAATGCAATAAAAATAGTATTAAAATAGGAGTTGTGGATATACCAATAATACATTCAAGCCCTGGATTAACTAACCCGAATAAAGAATTTTATGAAGGTCAAAAATACTTTATAAATAAATGGAAGAAGTAGGAAGATTAAATTTAGATTATTATGAGCAGGTTATAATTTATAAGAGTTTAACTAATGAAAGTTATTTAACTCAAATTATAGAACACGTAAAACCTGAATATTTCAATGATAAAAATATAAAGACTGTTTTCGGTATTATAAAAAGTTTCTATGTAAAAAGACAAAGCATTCCTACAGTTACTGAACTAAAATCTTACTTAATTAATGATGAATTAAAAGATAGTTTTAAATCAGTAGTTAAAAACTTTCCTAATATTGATAAAAACTTTAACGATGAAGAATTAACTAATAATACTGAAAGGTTTTTAAAGGAAAGGGCTATATATAATACAATGCTATCAATAGCAGAAGATGTAAGTAAAGGTGAAGTTAATACAAGTTATATTTTAGATAGTTTTGAAAAAAGTTGTAACGTTAATTTAAAAAGTGATTTAGGATTAGATCTATTTGAAAATATTGATAGAGTAGTTGAAGATTTAAATGTAGATCAACCTACTATATCAACTGGTTGGAAATGGTTAGATAATAAAATAGATGGAGGATTTCTAGAAAATGGTAGATCATTATATGTCTTTGCCGGTGAATCTAATGTTGGTAAATCTATATTCTTAGGTAATATAGCATGTAATATTGCTTCTAAAGATAAAACGGTTTTAGTTATAAGTCTTGAAATGTCTGAAATGATATACGCAAGAAGATTGTCATCTAATATAACTCGTATACCTATGAAAGAATTAAAAGGAGCTGGTCAATCTTTATCAGCTCAAATAAAAAATTATAATCAAGGTAAACCTAATAGTAAAATATTAATTAAAGAGTTTCCCCCTAGTACTATAACCCCTCAAAATATTCAAGGTTATATTACGGAATTAAAAAATAGAGGTGTTAAGATAGATGCAGTAGTGCTTGATTACTTAAACTTACTTAAAAGTCCTTATGGTGATAATTCATATGAAAGAGTTAAGCATGTAGCAGAAGGTATAAGGGCTTTAAGTTACGTTTTTGAATGCCCGTTTATATCTGCAACCCAGTTAAATCGTTCAGGTTATGATGAGGAAAATCCTGGATTAGATACTATATCAGAATCTATAGGTATGGCTGCTACTGCTGACTGTATATTTAGTATTTTTCAAGATGATGAAGATAAAGAACTTGGTATAGTAAAGATGGGTATAATGAAAAATAGATATGGTGCTAATTATGGTTTTACTTCATTAAGATTAAATTATGATACGTTAACTATATCAGAGGATGAAACGTTAAACATCGACGATGATGGTAGTGAAATGGCTGATCTTACCAATACTCTTAACTTGTTGAGTAATTAAAAAGAGGAACTAAATAAAATAAATGCCTAAGATCCATATAATAACTGATGCTGATCTAGATGGGGTAGGTTCATATTTGTGTTTAAAATATGCTTACGAAAAAGCATCAATATCATATTCAGTAACTACAGAAAAGAAATTTTTAACTGATATTGCTTTTTTTGATTTTAAAAAATATGATTTAGTTATAATTTCTGATCTTAATTTAAAAAAAGAAGAAATTAAATTATGTGATTATAAAAACGTTATGGTTATTGATCATCATGCTGAACATTCAGAGTTATTAGATGATTATAAAAATGCTAAAACTATCATTAAAAATTATACTTCATGTACAAAACTAATATTTGATAATTTTAAATTAGATAAAAAATTAAATATAAATCAAAAACTATTGGTTAAGTTAATAGATGATTATGATAGTTATACATTAAGTATACCTTTTAGTAAACCATTAAATCAAGTTTTTTGGTCTTATACGGGAGATAGAATTATAAAATTTGAAAATGATTTTAAAGATGGGTTTTTTGGATTTACTCAATTCCATAAAAATGCTTTAAAAATAATACAAAATAAAATTGATAGGTTTTTTAAAGAAGAAACTATTCACACAGGCAATTTAAAAATAGGGGGTAACAATTATAATATAGCAGGGGTTATGGTTTCATTTAGTCCTAATGAAATAGCTGAAAATATTATAGATAAATATAACGTCGATTTTGTAATTATGATAAACCTAAAAGGTAAATCAGTTTATATTAGACGTAGTAAAAGTTGCACTTTAAATATGGGTAAATTAGCTGCTAAACTTATGGATGGTGGTGGTCATGAAGATGCAGCCGGTGGAACTTTAAATGATAGTGTTATTAATATTACTAAATTCTTAAAACCAAATTAATGCAAAATAATATTCCATATGATAGAATTCAAGTAGATGAATATGAACGTTCATTTTATTCATTTTGTACTTTTGTAGCTCTATTACATGATAAAAAAATGAATTTTGCAACAGTTTTTTTAAAAATACTTGAAAATAAAGCTTTACGTGATATATTTATTAGTATTATAGAAGAAGAAAATGAATTTACTGCTATCAAAAAATATATTGAAACTGAACCATCAGTTACTAAAAGTAAATACGTTACAAAATTTTTGAATAGATTTAATGGGTTTGATGACTGAGTTTGAAAAAATAATATATAATAATTTTTTAGAGGTTAGTAAAAAAGTAAATAACAAACCAGTCAAGTATAGAAAGAATTTTGAAAATTTTCCGGATAAAAATTATATTATAATTAATAAATTAAGTAGTTTCTTTAGTAAGTTTAATCATTTAAAAATAAAAGACTTTTTCGAGGCTCCTTATTTTGTTTATGATGAAAATTATTTTGATTTAAAATTTTATCTAAGTCCTAAAGCTATTAAAGCTTATACTTTATATAATGATAAATATATGCTTAATAATCCTGATGATGAAAAAACTATATATAAAATGCAGGAATCAATAAAGTTTATATATTTATATTGTAAGGAAAATAATATTAATATAAAAAATTATTTAACTAATAAAGAAGGCGAATATAATGCATTTCTTAAACATATTAAAAATAGAGATATAATAATTTTTATATTATTTGCATATAATAATTTTGAAAAAATTTTAAACTCTATAGATAATGAAACTAAGTCAATGTATAGTTCAAACTTTTCTAGACTTAATTATATTAGAACAAAATATTATTCTTCATCTAAGGCTAAAAAAATTATTAATAAATTTAAAATATTCGTTGAAAAATAAAAAGTATAATCTATAATAAAGATATGAGTAATATAACAAGTTCAATGTTCGATAGTATAAAGTCTGCATTAGCAGCAGATAATGATAATAATAAAAGTGCAATTGGTGATATTTTAAAAACGCCTCCTGGTAATACTTTTACTGTAAGATTGCTACCTTATAGTAAAGATCCTTCTAAGACGTTTTTTCATTATTATCAACATGGTTGGAATAGTTTTGCTACTGGTCAATATACTAGTGCAATCTCTCTTCAAACCTTTGGTGAAAGGGACCCTATTGCTGAAGAGCGATATAAGATTCTTCGTACAGGTAGTAATGAAGAAAAAGAAAAAGCTAAGGCTATAGTTCGTTCTGAAAAGTGGTTAGTAAATGTTTATGTAGTAAATGATCCTGTTAATCCTGAAAATAACGGTAAGGTTAAAATGCTTCGCTATGGTAAGCAGATTCATAATATTATAACTGATGCAATTGAAGGTGAAGATGCATCAGAGTTAGGTCCTCGTATCTTTGATTTAGGTCCTAACGGTGTTAACTTTAGGGTTAAGGTTGAAAAGCAAGGTGACTTTCCTACTTATGTATCTTCTAAGTTTGGTATGCCCGGTGCTATTGATGGATTAGACGATGATAGTCATAAAGAAATTTATGATAGTGTATTTGACCTATCAAGTGTGTTTAGTGTAAAGAGTTCTGATGAACTTAAAACTATGTTAGATGAGCATTATTTTGTAAAGGAATCTACTACAACTACTACTGTAATGTTTGATAAGGAAGAAAATAATACCCCAGTACAACCTACAGCAGTACCTGAGCCAGTGGTAGAAACTAAAAAAGAAGAAGATGAAGATGAAGTTCTAAAAGAACTACTTGAAGGTCTAGACGTTTAACGAAAATGGCTGAAGGACAACCAGAAATGATTCCTATGCCTGATATGACTCCACAGGGAGTAAATCAAGGTGAAGTATCTAGACAGTTATCTCCAGAAGAAGAAAGGGCCACATTACTTAATTTTATGGGTAATATGTATGGCGAATCTAAAAAGATGGATGGTAACATAATAAATCCTACTAATACTTTGCAGAGAGGAAAAAGTGAAGAGTTAAAAAAACAAATTGAACAGGTTTATACTCAACCTAAGCAGTCTGTACCTCAGCAGGTACAGACTGCACCTCCTGCACAGCCAACTTTTGAACAGGCCCAACCAGTTAAAGAATTAGTTGAAACTGATACTGACCAATTAACTTTAAATTTCAATATTTCTGAGAAAGAGGACCTTTTGAATAAAATAGATGAAATGTCCAAAAAGATTAGTATTAATATGAAAGAGGTTAGAAATTTAAGTAATAAAATTAATAGTTTACTAGAAAATATTACTACTAACTCTTTACCGATAAAAAGACAAACAAAAAAAAAGTCAGTTGATAAAAAAGAGGAAGTCTAATATAATAGACTTAGCTTATGAGTTATTTAAAAATAAAAGATAAAAAAGATTTTGTTTCTAATTTTTTAGTACCTGTATCTAATATAAATGATGCTTGTATTTTATCTATTGAGGACAATAATATTACATGTACTTTAGCATCATCTGATGCAACTATAGTATGTAAAACAAGCATTACAATTGATACTGATTTAAATAGTGGTACAAAATTAAACTTACCTGATATAAAAAAAATTATTAGAGTATTAGATATTATACCTTCAACTGATATTGAATTACAAGTAAATGAAAATAATTTATCTTATAATAAAAATGGATATAAATTTAAATATCATTTATTAGATGATGGCATTATAAAGCAACCTTCTTTAAATGTTGAAAAGATTAAAAATTTAGATTTTAATACTAAATTTACAGTAAGAGAGAGTGAGTTAAATACTTTGTTTAAAGGTAGTACTTTTGCTACTGAAACTTCTAAGGTTTATATCTATGAAGAAGATAGTAAAATTTTTAGTGAGTTAGGGGATAGATCAAGACATAATTCAGATAACTTCGTTTGTAAGTTAAGTGAAAATTATGAAGGTAATATAGATAAACCTTTACCTGTTAATTTTGATTCATTTAGATTAGTAAGTTTTAATGGTAGTGGTGAAATAAAATTTAGTGTTAATACTAATATGGGAGTTATAACTTGTAACTTTAATAAAGGCGAGACTGAATTGATTTATATTATTTCTGCATTAATTAATTAATATATGAAAAAGGATTGGTCTGAATATAAAGTAAAAAATAAAATTAAAACTCCTGGTTATTTTATAAAAAGATTAAAAGATAATGGATTTGTAGTTTTAAAAATGTTTAATGCATATTCTGATGTTGATCCAAGAAGATGGACAGTGTTAGTAGACCCGGGTTATCATAGTGTATATGTAACATGTTTTACTAATAAGGATGAAAAGGGTGAAGTTTTATTTGAATTTGATGATGGTGGTAATAACTTCAAAAAAGGATTTTATTTAAAAACTGATAGCATTGAAGTAATAGTTAATCAGTTATTAGAAAAAGGTATTAATAACGATCCCAAAGAAAACCCTTTCAGTAAACTTAAATATTGATATGAAAAAGGATAGAAAAGATGATGAAGAAAAAGATGAAATCATTAAGCATTCTATCGATATTCAAACTGAAAAAGTTATTAGAGATGCTCTAAAATCATTTGTAAGCCAGAGAATAAAAGATAGAAATGCTGATGATGAAATAGAAGCTATGGTTTCAACTTGCGCCGAGTTTATGAAATGTTTCTTAATTTTAGGATACGATTTTGAAGGCAATACAGTTAAACCTATATTTTATGCTAAAAATGATATAGATGGAGATGCTTTAAATCAATATATTCAAAAATTTATAATGTCAAATTTACATTGATTTTTATCTTTTATATCATATAATATTATATATGAGTACTATAATTCTCGGTAAGGGTTATATTGGAACCCACCTTAAAAAATATATGGGAGACCCCGATAAGGTATGGGGTAAATCTTATCCTAAATATAAAGTTGAGTTATTATCAAAAAGCGATCTAGATTATACTGATTCTGAAACTTTATATGAATATTGTCTTAGTAATGAAATAAAAACTATCATTAATACTTCAGGGTATACCGGAAAACCAAACGTTGAAGGTTGTGAAGATAATAAAGATGACTGTTTTAAATATAATGTAAATGTACCAGTAACTATAGAAAGTGTATGTAAGTCTTTAGATATAAACTTTATACATATAGGGTCCGGGTGTATATATGAAGGCTACGATCACGATTATACAGAAGAAGACATACCAAACTTTGGCGTTTTTGATAATCATTCAAGCTTTTATAGTAAAACAAAGCATATATCAGAACTTATGCTTGATACAAACTTTACTAATATTATTCGTATTAGAATGCCTATTGAAAGTAAACTAACCGATAAGAATTTAATTACAAAACTATATAAGTATCCTAACTTAATAGACTTTGTTAATAGTAAAACTGATATACGCAAACTTTGTGAGTTTATATCAGTAGTAAAAGATAATTTTACAGCAGGTATATATAATGCAGTACATGATAATGCACTAGGTACTGAAGAAGTTGTTGATATTTTAAAAGAATATGATATTGAAAATAAAGAATGGAAATTTGTAGATTATAAAAAATTAAATTTAAAATGTAATAGAAGTAATTGTGTCTTATCTAATGAAAAAGCTAAAAAAGACTTTGAGTTCGACTTTGGAGAAGAAGAATATTTTTTACGTTTGAATGCATCATTAATACAAAAAGAATTAAAATGGGAAAAGAAATAGTAGGTTTTACAGCAGGTAACTTTGATTTATTACACCCAGGTTACATTTATACCTTTGAAGAAGCTAAAAGACATTGTGATAAATTTTTAGTTTTTTTACAAAAAGATCCATCTTCAACTAGATATACAAAATACAAACCAGTTATACCTTATTATGAAAGATATAAGACATTAATGGCTATTCAATATATTGATGAAGTTTATATGTATCAAACTGAAGATGAATTATTAGGACTTATAAAGTTTTTTAAACCTGATATTAGAATTTTAGGCGAAGATTATATAGGTAAATCTTTTACCGGTGATGATCAACCTTGTAAAGTTATATACACTACTCGATCTCATGAATGGTCTACCACTAAAATTAAAGATTTAATTACAATCCAAACTATAAAACAGAATCCTAATATAGTAAATGAATAAAAATAAAAATGCGGTAGTTACCGGTGGAGCTGGTTTTATAGGTAGCCATTTATGTGAAAGATTACTTATAGAAGGTTATAATGTGGTATCAATTGATAACTATTTTACCGGTACTGAAAAAAATCATATAGAAGGGGTTAGGTATATAAAAGGTAATACTAAAGATATAAAATATATGGGAATAGAAAAACCATATATTTTATACCATCTTGGTGAATATTCTAGAGTTGAGCAAAGTTTTGACGATATTAAACTAGTTAATGATTATAATACACAAGGTACATTTGAAATACTTCAATACGTGAAAGATAAAGGATGTAAATTAATATACGCTGGTAGTAGTACTAAGTTTGGAGACAATGGTCCAGATGCCTCCCCATATTCATTTTCAAAGTCTAAAAATACTGAACTTGTAATAAATTATGGTAAATGGTTTAATATAGATTATGCAATAACTTATTTTTATAATGTATATGGGGGAAGAGAAATAAAAGAAGGTAAGTATGCAACTCTTATCGCTTTATATAAAGAAAAGGTAAGATTAAAAGAAAATTTACCAGTGGTATTACCAGGCACTCAAGAAAGAAATTTTACTCATATAGATGATATTATAGACGGTTTATTTTTAGTTGGTGAGGAAGGTAAAGGAGATGGGTATGGAATTGGAAGTGATCAATCATATTCAGTTATAGATGTTGCGATGATGTTTTCAAATTATGGTAAAGTACAAATAGATGAATTACCTGAAAGAAAAGGTAATAGAAATTCAGGTACTTTAATTAATGAAAAAACTAAAAAGCTTGGTTGGAAACCTAAGAAAAAACTATTAGAATATATAAAGAATGGGTGAAAAAAATAATATATTAGTAACAGGTGGTTACGGTTTTATAGGTGGCAATTTTATAAGATTTTTACAAGATAATTTTCCTGATAATAGAATAGTATGCATTGATAAAGACGGGTATGCTTCTAATAAAGATTACGTAAAAGATTTATGTGATAAAGAATATAAATTTGATATTACTAATACTTTACAGTTAGAAAATGTTTTTTTAAGTAATGAAAAGTTTGATTATATATTTCATTTTGCTGCTGAATCTCATGTTGATAATAGCATTTTAGGTCCAAAAATTTTTATAGAATCAAACGTTTTAGGTACTTTAAATATGCTAGAATGTTTTCGAAAAATTAATAATAATTATGGTAAATTTATACATATAAGCACTGATGAAGTTTACGGTCATTTGGGGTTTGGAGATGCCTCATTTACTGAGTTAACCCCTATTGCACCTCGTTCTCCCTATGCTGCAAGTAAAGCATCAAGCGATCTCTTATGTTTATCTTATATGAATACTTACGATAGTAATATTAGTATTACAAGGTGTTGTAACAATTACGGGCCTAATCAACATAGTGAAAAATTTATACCTACTATTATTAAAGCTTTAAAAGCTGGTAAAAAAGTTCCAGTATATGGTGAAGGGATGAATATACGGGAATGGATTCATGTACATGATCATAATTTAGCGGTATGGGCAGTAGCTACACATGGGAAGACAGGTATATATAATATTGGTTCAGGTTTAGAGTTATCTAATATAGAATTAGTAGATAAAATATGTACTATAATGGGTAAAGACTTAGATAAGTCAGTAAGATTTGTAGAAGATAGATTAGGTCATGACTTTAGATATAGTATAGATTTTAGTAAAATACAAAATGAATTATTTTACGAACCATTATATAATGATTTTGACCATCAATTAAAAAAATTAGTAGAACTTTATGATTAAAAAAATAAGACAGGGTGATATGTATGCATGCCATCATGGTCAATTTGCAGGCCAAATGTTTTGTTTTATATGCAGGGATAAAAAGGAACAGACATATAATTTTTTAAGAATGCCTGATATGATTACTACTAAAATATCTCAAAAAGATTTCGATGACGGTATAAAAAATGAAATTATTAAATTGGTAGAAAAAGTACCAAAGTATGTATTTAAAGTTATAGAGGCTCAATATAAGAAAAATGAAAATACTAACAATTGACGGTAATAATTTAGTACATAGGGTATACTGGGTGGCTAATAATATTAAAAATGTATCTGAAAACTATCATGTATACATGTTTTTAAACAGTGTTAAAAGTTACGTTGAAACTTATCAACCTGATAAAGTCTTTTGTGTATGGGATGAAAAACCTGATTATAAACCTAATAAGCGTAAAGAATTACTTCAAGATTATAAAGGTAATCGAGATAAAGAGTATGGTAAAGAAGTTCATACTAAGAATGAAATTATCAAAGAAATGTTAAATACAATGGGTATACCGTCTATTTTTCCAAGATCATATGAGGCTGATGATGTTATTAAAATAATTAATGATGCTTATGATAAACATTTAACAACTAAATTTTACTTAACTAAAAAATTATTTAGACATATTATAGTAACGGTTGATAGAGATTTATGCCAGTTAATATCAAATAAAGTTTCAGTTTATGACCCTATTAGAAAAATAGAAATTAATAAAGAAAACTTTAAAGAAATTTTAAAATATGATAAAAAAGATTTTATTAAAGTAAAAGCATTGACTGGAGATAAAAGTGACAATATTCCAGGTATTAAGGGATTTGGTAAAGTTAAAATAGATAAATTTTTAAATGGTGAAGTATTTTTAACTGAAGAGGAAAATGAAATATATGAAAGAAATCTTGAATTAGTTACATTAACTGAAGATAAGGAAGAAAAAGAGTACGTTTTAAATCAGTTATCTGAAATAAAGGATAATACTAATTATGATAAATTTAAGGAGTTAAGTAAAGTATATAAATTTAGTCAAATACTTAAAAATGATACTAAATGGTATACTGCTTTTTTTCAAGATAATAGATTAATAGAGTTACTATCTTAAATAATTATATGCAAGATCAATTTATTAATCCTCAGCAAATAAGATCACCATATACAGGTGAAACAGTAAGACCAGTTTTTAACACATACGATGCTAATGGTAAGACATATGAGCAGGCTGTTTTATCTGATCCCGTTACCGGTCATATTATTAAAAAAGGTTTAGTATCTATTAAAGATGCTAAAACAGGCGAAGTTATACAAGATTATAATTCAGTACTATCTCAGAGTAATACAACTCAAAGTAGAGGTTAACCTTGAATTATAGCTTATTGCATTTATAATTATAATGTGATAGTTATACCTGAGCAGTACGTTATAAATGTTTTATATGAGAATATCTATAAGATCTCATATAATAAATATACTAAAACTTATAATGGTTGCTGCCCTATATGTAA